AAATCAAGTCGATAGCGGCCGAATCGTGGAAGGAGCTAGCTCGCGCGGAGCCGAACCATAAGGTACAGGTGTCGCTCTATTGGTGGCTTCTCCGTCGTGCTGGTATTCCTGTCGTCAACCGGACCATCATCCTGTACGCGAACAAGGAGTACAGCTTCAAGTTCCCGTACAAGGAGTTCGTCATAGACCCGCAGACTGTCGATCTGTCTCCGTACATGGAAGACCTTGATCGTCTGGCGGAAGCAATGAAGGGCGGGGAGCTTCCGCCACGCGTAATGTGCGGGACGCAGGAAGCACCGGAAGCCAAGCGATGCCCCGTTCGCGTAACCTGCTTTGGATGCTCATGAGTGCTTCTGTTCTTGGTATCGACCCAAGCCTAACGTCGTTAGGGTTCGCCTACTACACCAAGGAGGGCCTGCCTATCGTTGGTACTGTCAAGCCGAAAAAAGTGAAGGGTCTCGCTCGGTTACTCTACTTGCGCACTCAGGTACAGGCGGTTCTGGATGTTGCTAAACCGCAACTGATTGCCTACGAAGGCTACGCCATGGGGCGGTTTGCGGGCAGGGCGTTCGACTTGGGGGAGCTAGGTGGGGTCTTGAAGTTGTTCTTCTTTGAGCGTAAAATCCCCTTACTACTCGTTCCTCCTTCATCTTTGAAATTGTTTGCAACCGGCATCGGTAACGCGGACAAGCAGCGCGTCATGGCTGTGATGTCCAAGCACCGGGGTCGGGCGTTCTCTTCGGACGATGAGGCGGACGCGTATGCGCTGTTGCAGGTTGGTATTGCGTTTCGTGACGGTAGACAAAGGCCGCGCGATCCGCGACACTTCAAATGCACCGCGCTACGAGGTTGCGAGTTAGTACAAGCGGTGTAGGTTGAAATCAATTTCATCCGTCCGCTACAATCGAGTCATCCCGAAAGGGTTTTTCAACTAGAAATGGAAAGGTGAACCATGAAGATCAAGGTTGGTGACAAGATCGTTTTCAAGGGCTACTCGGAACCCCCGGAAGAAGGTCAAACGCTGTTGGAGGAGGGCGAGGAGTACACGGTCCACGAAGTCAACTCCGACAACAACTCCGTCATGGTGCGGATTGACAACCCGGACTTCAACCCGAAGAAGAAAGTCTCCGATACCAATCCGGAGACGATGGAGCTTGAAGTCTTCGAAGAAGAGTTCACTCTTCCTGCCGCCAAGGGCAAGCCCGCCGCTAAGGCAACTCCCGCGAAAGGCCGCAAGCCGGTAGCGGAAGTGGAGGCGGATGAGGCTGAGGCGGACGAGGAAGAGGCTCCCGCGCCGAAGAAGGCGGCTAAGGCTGCGCCGAAGAAAACCGCAGCTAAGGCGGCGAAGAAGGTCGCTGCGAAGCCCGCCAAGAAAGCGAAGGCAGAGACCGAGGAAGCGGAAGCTGAGTCGGCCGACCCCTACGCCGACCTGTCCGAAGACGACGAAGACCAAGAGATTGTCGAACTGGTCAACGCGTCGGACGACGTTCTGGCGCTCGCCAAGGAAGTCTCGGAAGAGGCGTCGGCAATCGAATACAAACTGGGCGGCGTCCTGTTTCACGTTCGCAAGTCCGGGGCGTACACCGAACTCGACAAGCGGTACAGCGAAAAGGGCGGCTTTGGCCTGTACGTCCTTGAGCAACTGAACGTCGAGTACCGCAAGGCGATGTACCTGATCGACATCTACTACAAGTGGAACAAGTTCGGTCTGGACGCGGAAAAGGTTGCGCAGATCGGTTGGGCGAAAGCCGCCAAGATCGCCGCCGTTATGACGGAAGACACGGCAGCGGAGCTTCTGGAACTGGCCGAGAACAACACGGTTGCCGATCTGGTCGAGAACATCAAGACTTCGTACAAGGAAGTCGGCGGCACGAAGGGTGAGAAGAAAGTCCTCAAGACCTTCAAGTTCCGTCTGTTCGAAGACCAAGCGGCGGCGGTCGAGGAAGTCCTGCAAGCGGTCGCTTCCGCGATGGAGTTCAAGAACCTTGACCAAGCTTTTGAACACATCGTCATGGAGTGGGCGGCGGAACACCCGATTGCTCCGGAGAAACCGGCCAAGACGAAGGCTAAGGCTGCTCCTACCAAGGATAAAGCCCGCGCCGCCGCCTAACCGGCAGGAAGTAGTTTGAGGTAGGGATGGGGGCGCACTGTCGCCCCCATTCTCCATTTTGGAGGAAGCATGACCGTTCAGCGTAGATCGCGGGCGCGAGGCAAGGCACCGGCACCAACCAACGTGCGGATCAATCTAGCGTACGTGGACGTTAACTCTCTGGTACCGTACGACTACAACCCTAGAGACAACGCGGCGGCGATAGATTCCGTAGCTGCGTCGATTTCCAATTTCGGTTTTCTCATTCCTGTCGTTGTCGATTCCGACAACGTTCTCGTTGCCGGTCATACTCGCGTCGAAGCCGCCAAGAAGCTTGGCATGGCTGAGGTACCGGCGATTCGCGCGGACCATCTCAGCGAAGAGCAGATTGCCGCTTTTCGTCTCATCGATAACAAGGTTGCTGAGCTTGCCAAGTGGGACTTCGACTTGCTGTCCGGGGAGATAGCCAAGCTCAAGGACTCCGGTCTTACCCTTACCGACTTCGGTTGGACGCGGGAGGAACTGGATTGCTTGGGCCAGATGGTCGCGGACGATTGCCTCTCTACGGAAGGGCTAGTCACGCTAGAGGCGCAGGAACGGCTGCGTAGGACTGAGCGCCGCGCCCCGGCGACCGCTAGGTTTGTCCTTGGCGAACTCGTCTTTTTCATCTCTGCGACCGACTACCGCACTTGGGTAGACGGTATTCGCACCTTGCATGACTACAACGAGACAGAGATTGTTGAAGACCTGAAGCGGCGGTTGGGGATTACGGAGACGTAGAAGATGCCGAATCTAATTGGTGGAATGACTACTGCGGAGCGCTTGGCGTACTTAGCGGAGTTGCGCGAACCGCCACGCGCACGCAGGGATGATCCGGAGACTTCGCAAGCTGGTAGGGAGGGTCCGGACGATCTAGCAAGACTGCAACGGGATATCTTGTACGTACTACACCAGCGGCCGAATGCAGGACTAACGACAGGTGAGCTTGCTTTGGCGTTGCAGACCCCGCGTGACTCTATTTCGCCTCGCATGAGGACTTTAGAGGCACGTGGCTTGATCGTTGCTACAACGATGAAGCGTACGCTCCCCGGAGGTCGGCCGCAGATCGTATGGCTGTGTAGCCGCGCCGAGGAAGGTTCGTAGATGGAGTTACATCCGTGTCCGTATTGCGGAAGTCGTGATGTTGAGCTACGGCCGGTTGCCGAGATACGAAGGGAAGTCCAGTACGATAAGGCGGGTAGACCGAGAAAGTTTGCGTACTCCTGCCACCGCGTATGTTGCAACCACTGCGGGACTCTTGGGCCACAGACTTCTGAACACACCCACGTTCGTAGGTCGTTAGCCGATAGCGACATCCAGACAGACCGGCGAAACGCTCTCAATCTCTGGAACACTAGGCATAGCGGGTAAGCGATGAAATCGATTTCAAAGGTATCAGCGATCCCCACTGATCGATTGCACCCCGACGAGACTAACCCGCGCAAGCCAGACCAAGCGCGGATGGCGCTGTTGCAATTGAGCATCACGAAGCTTGGCTTCATCATGCCGGTCTACGCCACGAAAGACGGGATGCTGCTTTCCGGCCACCAGCGGTTGACCGTCGCTAAAGCTTTGGGGATCAAGAAAGTCCCCACGGTCATAGTCGAACTGAAAGAGTCGGACATCAAGGGCATCAACATCGTCTTCAACCGCGCGACGAACGACTTCAGCGCGTTCGATACCGGTCTGAAAGCTTCTGAAAGGCTCCACTACGCCGATGTGCTAGAGGCAGCGGAGGAGCTACCGGACTTTGAAGGCGAAGACTGGTACGCCCTGCACGCGGCTGAAAAGCCCATCAAAGGTTTGGGCGCAGGCGAGGCAGGCAAGTACGACAAGAAAGCCGCCGTAATGGCTGAGAACATGCTGCGGCTAGGGATTCACATCCCTATCGTTGTTTCGGAGTCGGGGCGGGTCATCAACGGCATCCATCGTCTGTTCAACGCCAAGGAGAACGGAGTCACGACATGGCCGGTAATCACCATACCGGATGACATGGCGGATGTTGCTTTGACCTTCCTCAACTACCTGTCGATGGACTTCCACGTTGACGAGGAGTTTGCTGATGTTCTCAGATTTTCTGCGTACCGTCGGCCGCAAAATAACCGGGGCGCTGTACCAAAGGCTTATCGATTCTGGGCTAACGGATGCCGAACGCTACTGGACGCCAACTCATATTCCGTTGATTACTGGCGGAAGTTCCGTGACTTGCACGGACAGTCCCTCCTCGACTTCGGGGCCGGTCTGGGTAAGGTTGCGCCGTTCCTCACAGGGAAGGGGATGGACTGTATCGACTTTGAGCCGTACCGGATCGATCAAGAGAAAGACAAGGGCAAGCCGTGTCCTGAGCTATCGAAGCGCGAGGCGCGGCGGTTTCTGGATGAAGTTGCGGATGGGCGCAGGTTTACGTCTATCTTCCTCGCATCTGTACTCAACTCCGTACCCTTTCCGAAAGACAGGATGGCAGTCCTTGCCATCGTCCATGCACTCTCTAGCAAGGACACAGTTATCTACGGTACGTGCCGCGACGTATCAGATTTCAATTATGAGTACGGCGGCATTCGCAATGCTAACTACTTCGTCTTTGATTCTGAACCCGGTGTTCGGGTCGGGGACGTAATCAAGAACCCCAAGATTCAGAAGTTTCACACGCAGGAGGAAGCGGACGCGATGTTCGCCCGCCTGTGGAACAAGCGAGACTACTGGCCGGGAGGCAACGTCTTCTACTTCAGGCTGTCGGCACCTAAAGGAATCAACCCCAAAGTAGTCGCGCAAGCGCTGGAGCTTGAGTTCGAATTGCCTTACGCGGACAATACGCGAATGGGCTTGTCGGCCTACGCGAAGAAGTGCTTCGGCAAGCGGTTGGGGGTAAAGCTGTAGGAGAACTGAGATGGCGGTACTTCGCCAGACGGTTGACGACTGCGTTAGGTTTTGGTGCTTACGTTGTCAGAAACCGGTCGAACGCGTCGAGGGGATGCGTAACCAGTTTGTCCGAACCTACTGGTTCGGGTTGGAGTGCCATGGTCAGCGTACCACGATAGAGATAGTGGACGAGGTAGTTGAGCAGTATATAGGTGACCCGTTTAGGATCAACGTCTTTCCGGTTGACACGCCAGTAGTGCCGCCGTTTGCAACCGGAGGGATGTTACCGAAGGCGGCAGAAACGCCGAAGGCGAAAGAGACACCAAAGGCGGCGGTGGTACAGGTACGAACACGGCTCATTCGGTTAAGGAGAGAGTGATGGCAGTCGATAAACAACCTGCGGTTGGTCGGATTCTTTTGGTGCGCGGGCGGTCTACGGATTTCTTCCCTTGGTATCTCAAGGGCGGCAAGATTACTCGCGTAGCAGGGCAGCGAGCGTACTTCACCACGGAGAGTGGCCGGGAGTCGTTCACGCATGAGTACTCGGCTATCGTGGATACCGAGGAGGAAGAAGAGGCGCTGCTTCGGTTTACCGACAAGTACCAAGCAAAGCTGAACGATCTTCATGCTGAGATGACGCACATCAGCAAGACGCTCGTTGACTCCTTGAATGCTGGTACGTCAACCAAACGTGTACGGAGAAGCAAATGACCGATCCCACCATCGTAGGTACCGTAACGGTTACTCAGACCACGCCCCTGCCTACGCCACTCGCGGCGCAAATCCCTAGACTTACCTCGCGTAAGTTTCTGCTGTGTCTCGCGACGTTGCTATCTGTCACGCTTTTGGTGTGGTTTGCCAAGATCGGGGACGGGGTATACTCGGCGGTGTTGATCGCTACCGTAGGGGCGTACATCGCGGGCAATGTGACCCAGAAATGGGTTGAAAAGTCGGCCCGCCAAGACGACTCCATACTGAAGTAGCTTCTCTCTTTTCGCTGGGCTATACTAGGCCATCCATGGTGGCACTAGCAGGAGGTTCTATGTCGGTCGAGTCCGGGGCTGGCGATCCAGTCCATCTTCCCAAACGAAGAGACCTGTTCAAGTTCGATGACGAGGTTGCATCGATCTTCGATAACATGGCTCCTCGCAGCATCCCGCTGTACAACGAAGTTCACCGTCTTCACGTTTCTTTGGTGTGGAAGGCGCTTCAGCCGGGGGCTGTGGTAGTCGATGTCGGCTCCTCGACGGGGCATCTCTTTCGGAACATAGAGCGCCAGCTACGGAAGCCGTTCGCTGAGACGGGCTTGCGCGGGTACGCCGTGGACGCGTCGGGACACATGATGGACCGTCTGACGCGGGAGTTCCCGACAGTCACGCCGATTATCGGAGACATTGCGTTCATGCAGCCTTTGGCGGAAAAGGCGGATGTTCTCTTCTGTCTCTACACGCTACAGTTCGTACCGGAGGAGCGCAAGTCAGACGCTCTTCACTGGCTTGTAGATAGTACGAAAATCGGCGGGGCGGTCGTGTTCGGTCAGAAAGACCGCATCCTCAATCCCGCATTTGAAATCGATTTCAATGACGAGTACTATCTGTTTCGCAGGGACAACGGCTACACGCAGGAGGAGATTGACGCCAAGACGGAGGCGCTGAAGAACTCTATGTGGCCGGTTGCCTACTCGGACCTTGCTCGCAGGCTAGCGATGCTTGGGGTTCAATCCCACGAAACTACTCGCTGGCTTCAGTTCAGTACGTTACTGGGATATCGGAGGTTTTGATGTCCGTAGATGCTCCTGAGTCAAACCCGCGCCGTCGTCGTATCAATCGGCGTTCTGGGTTGTCTTTTAGCGGCAGCGGGCTAATGATACGGCGACCACCG